CTTAATTCGCGTCAATTTTCTCAAACAAACGAGCTGGATACAGATAATCTCCTAACATATCGGTTTCAATTCGATACCAACCGCGCTCCACGGAAATAACGGTATAAACCTTCCCGTGGGTGAGTTCCAAAACTCTGTCTTCGCCGATATAACGGACTTTCATTCCAGCCATTTCTTTATTGCGTGCTTGACCTCTCCAACGGTTTCTTCTTGAAACCAATGAACCTCGGCGCGCACGAACTCGCCATCGTCGTCAATTACTCCTATCCCCTTGACATGCTGCCATTTCCTGATTTCTCCGCCGAATGCCGCGGCAAGCCCTTCAGGGACTCCATCATCCAACGGGGTTCTTGTGCCATACCCAGCAAAAACATGCCTGTCCTGAACTTTAGTTCCTTCCGCGTAATGAACGATTCGATCTCCTTCCGGAGACAGGATGTCATAATTTTGGGATTTAGCGCCAAGGCTACGGAAGATCGTTTTGTTCTTGATCCTTATTGTATCCGGCCTTTGTTCTTTTGTCAAGCCCCATACTCTTGTCCGCTCCGGCAGATACGTCCTTTTGTGGTCCGCGCACCAGTCCTGCAGCTCCGCGTTCATCACCCGGGCCTTCCGCCTGAGTTCCTTCGCCCCCTCCGCGTCCCCCGCGGCCGCCAGGGCGTCCGCCTCTGTTTTGGCCTTCCGGATCTTCCGCTCCATGTAGCGCTGTTCCTGGCTCTCCCGGTAGAGGCGGTCGTTCTCCGCCCTGTCCTCCGTGGGCCGGTAGCGCATCAGGCTCAGCCCGGGAATAAAGGGGGAGGGGAAGTGCCCGCAATTGATGCCGAACAGCCCCGCCGGCTCCCCGTAGCTGGTGGCGGAGAGGGGGATGTATTCGTGCGTTGCCCCGTTCAGGTCCTCCACCGTGCCGCTGGTGCCGTCTGTGGAGTAGATCCGCCCCTGCCAGGGCGCGCACAGGGGCCGGGCGCCCGGGTGGCTGCTCACGGAGATCAGGTTGTTGCCGTGGGCCTCGTTCCGGTCCATGGCCGCCTGCCGGGCCGCGTTCGCCGCCGTGGTCTTCACGTCCATGGCCACATAGGCCTCCGGGCTCCAGCTGCGCCCCCGAGCGTCGGTAAAGCCCGTCAGCCCCGCCTCCGCCATGCGCAGCACCGCGTGCCGGATGGCCTCCCGGCCGCTCTTGGAGCCCATAATCGCCTGCCCGGTCTCCCGGTTCAGCGCCTTCTGGGCCTCCGCCAGCTTTGCCTCATAGGCCGCCGTGTCCTCCACGGCGTCCCGGTAGGCCCGCAGGCTGCTGTTCAGCATCACCGTGTTCACCAGGTTCTGCCGGTTGATGGCCTGGCTGGCGTAGGTCTCCATCACCCGCCGGGCCGTCTCGGAGGCCTCCGGCACGTAGCCCGACTGGGCCGCCTTCTTCGCCAGCTCCGGCTCCACGGCCTCGATGCCCCGCAGGATGGAGGCCTGGACCGCCAGCCGCGTCATCTCCGAGGCGTCCCCGCTGCGCTCCGCAATGCTGCGGATGTTCTCCTCGGTCAGCCCTCCGATCTGGGCCAGCATGTAGCTCCGCCAGGCGTCCGATCCCGGCGCGGCGCCCCTGGGCAGCCGCACGCCGCCCCGGAACCGCCGGGCCAGGTTCAGGATCAGGTCCCGCTCCATGGCCTCGTAGACGTCCTCGATAGGGCCGGAGAGCTCCAGTAGAAACTCCGGGTCGATCCGGTCGGGATTGATCCCGTTTTTCATCGCTCCAATCCTCCCGCCATGGCCGCCAGCACTTCCACCATGCCCTTCAGGCCCTCTTCAAAGCTCTTCTTCCCGCCCCGGGGCTCTCTGATCCGGTAGATCATCTTCAGCCGCTGCAGGTCCCGGATCTGCTCCCCGTTGTGGGCCGTGCGCCGGGGCAGCTCCCGCGTCCGGATGCCCATGATCTCGCCCAGCCGGGTCCCGTCGGTGATCCCGCCCACCAGCGCCAGGAACTCGCGCCAGTCCAGGGCCGCGCTCTCCCGGACCAGATCCATCCCGTACTGCTGTCGGAATGCCGCGATCAGCATTCCCGCGTCCTGCTGGAAGTCCAGGGCCTGGACCTGCTTCGGGTCGCTGCCGTAGGGGCTTGCCGCGCCCTCCTCCAGCAGCTTGAACGCGGCCTCCAGGGCGGCCTGGGTCGGCCGGGGCCGTGGAAAGCGGTACAGATGCCACACCGCCAGCCGCACCCGGTCCTCCAGGGTCAGCAGCTCGTCTTTCAGCGCCTCCATGGCGCTCATCACGTGGAACACCGTGGGCCGCAGCCGGTGGCGCCGCCCGCCCAGGCGCACCTCCGCCTCCAGGGCGGAGGGCAGAAAGCCGGTCATTTTCTCCGCCCCAGTCTCCGGGCCAGACGCTTGGCCTCCTCCACTTTCCGGGCGGAAGCCTCCCGCACCTTGGGCACCACGTCCTCCGCCGCCCAGGCGTCCAGCTGCTGGCAGAGCTCGTCCACGTGTCCGTCGAAGGCGCCCAGGGCCGTCTCAAATCCCTCTCTGCCGATGATGGTCTCCAGAAACCCCCGGAACCTGGCGTAGAAAGCCGCCCGCTTCTCCTCGTCCTCCGGCGCCTTCTGCCATTCCTGGGCGGCCAGCGTGGCCTCGTTCTGGGTCCGGATCAGGTCCTTCAGCCGCCCCTCCACGTCCAGGTCCACCCGGATCCGCTCGCCGTTGGGCAGCAGGATCATGTCCTTCAGCCGTATGTTCCGCCTGAGCTGGATCATCTGACCGCCACCCCTCTGTAAAGCAGTCCCGTGGGAACCAGCGCGTCCATGGCCTTGCTGCAGAGCCCGCCGGGGTTCGCCGCGGAGGCGGCGCTGCCACCGCCGTAGACGATGTTCTGGGCCTTCCCGATCATGTAGCCGCTGCCGCCGCTTCCGTTGTCCAGGGCGCTCTCCACGCCGGAGAGGTACAGGGATTCCATCTGGGCGCAGCAGGCCAGCCTGATCTGCTGCCAGTCAAACTCGCTCAGCAGCTCCATCTCGTCCATGGCGTCGATCTGCCAGCCTGCGGCGGCCTCCACCGCCTCGGAGGCCCGGGCCGCGATCCGGCCAAAGTCCTCGCCGGGGATCTCCTCGCCCATATAGTTTTCGTAGTCCTCCCGGGAAATCAGGATCACGGTCAGCTCCCCCCTTCAAACACCATCCGGGCCTGTATGCCCGCGGCGTAGATTTCAAAGTTCATGGTGTCCGGCCCCATGTATGCCGGCGGCCGGGTCGCGGAGACGCCGGTGATCTGCCAGGTCTCCCCGGAGGCCGTGAGCCAGCGCACCGCGTCCAGGGCAGCCGCCAGGGCGTTCAGCGCCTCCTGATGGGATTCCCCCTTGCTGTTCACCTGGAAGGATGCCCGGGCGTAATAGTTCCCGGCCAGGTCGCTCTCCACGGGTCCGCCGGCGGCCACCAGGGCGATGCCCGCCCGGGGCGGCAGGGGCCCCACGAACACCGGCAGGGGAGCCACCGCCTCCGCCATGGCCGCCCGCATCGCCTCCATGGGCGCCGTAAAATCAAGCTGTCTCATTTGCCCTCCATCGCCTTTTCCGCGGCTTTTGCCCAGTCCTGCAGGTGGTTCCGCTTCGCCACCTGGGTCCAGAGCCGGGTGGCGTTGGGGTTCACGTCCCTGCTGACGTTCGCCGGCTCATAGTGCCGCCGCCTGGCGTAGGGTGTGGCCCACACCAGATGCCCGTGTTCCGTGTCGGAAGCACCTTCCGAGCTGTTCCGCAGAAACCAGTCCCGCGCCGGAATATAGAAATTGTTGTCCGTCAGGGCCTGCTCGCTGGCGGCCCACAGCCCCCGCCTGGCCATGGCGTCGATCCTGGCGTCCAGGCCGCCCACGTCCACCGTCACCCGCATGTCAGATCAGCTCCATCCTGTAATGGTGCAGCCCGCCGTGGGTGTCCGGCAGCTCGTCCACCGCGCTCACCCGGTAGGCGATCCCCGCGTATTCGATGCTCAGGAATCCGCCCACGGCCTCCGCCTCCCGCTGCAGGGCGATCCAGTCGATCCCCCTGGGGCGGGAAAGGCGGCAGTCGTACCAGAGCTCCGCCGCCGGGCGGGCGTCCATCTCTGCGGCGAATCCGCCCTGAATGGCCATGCGCTGCACCCGCTGCACGTGGATCCGCTTCAGTTCCGCGGACCGGCTGCCGTCCGGTGCGTGCCAGCCGGTCACGCCCTCCGGCACGGTCAGAACCGCGTTTCCGCGCAGCATCTGTCCCGGCAGTGTTCTCATGTTGCTCTCTCCTCGGAAAAGGGGCACGGGTTCAGAGCCGTGCCCCGCGTTTTAGCCCTGCGTGGTGGGGTTGGTCAGCGTGGGCCTGCCGTCCACGTGCACCTCCACGCTGATGGCGGAGTTCTCCTCCGTCGCGCCGCCCAGCTCCTGGATGTTGGCCAGGGTGCAGTCGAAGGTAATGCAGTAGTTCGTGCTGCCGGCGGTGTATTCCACCTTGGCGGTGGTCTCCCGCTGGCTGCCCAGGCCGTACTTCTTGCCAAAGATGTAGTCCTGGGCCGCGTCGCCCCACACCCGCCGGCCGGTCAGGGTCCACACCGGGGCCATGCCGGTCACCCGGCTGCGGCTGAAGCCCTCATCCGCCAGGAACTTGTACTGCTGGATCACCTCGTTCAGCTGTTCCTGCAGGTTGTCAAAGCCCTGCCGCATGGGGCTCCAGGTCGGCGTCGACCCC